CACACTACTAGACCAATTGAATGGAGGTGATAACATGGGTAACGGATATGTGTATACCTCAAGAGGTTTTACACAGAATGGCCTTAATTATAGGCCATTGGTAGGTTGCGGGACGCCGCGACCGTTGGTGGATGAGATAAAAATCTCTCCTTCTGGGCATGGTGCTTATTTCCATGTTCAGAAACCAGTTACTTATGCGCCATCAGGAGGTATAGTGCCGTGGGTAGGCGTTCACATTGAAGGCCTATGCGACGAAGAAGATCCACGAAAACAGTTTACGAGGATCGATTATCTCAGATCTGATGGTGTAACCGTCATTTGGGCTATGGCATACTGGTCATGGTCACCTGGCGGGCCGTATTATCTCGCGACTCGCATTGAGGCCAACTACATTCCATATGTTGGCTGGTGGCCGCGATCGATCTCCCTTGATCATTGGAGACGTCGCGACAAGCTTGGGAAAAATTCCGAGCTTCTTCCTGCTCTCGAAGCAGATATCGCAAGTATGCCCCCTGTAAGCTCATGGGACAAGGGTAGTTGGGCGTGGACTATAGATGTCACTCGCTCAGTCTCCTTGAGGAAGGAGGCCCCGAATTTTCAGTTTAAATATAATGAACTGAATGATTTTGAGCTTTACAACGAGTTTGGGCTGTGGACTCAGAGGTGGAGAACTTTGGCTGGGAATGCGTACATTAACGCTGCCCAGAATCTCCCGTCTACTGCCAATAACTCAATTCAGAACGTGGTCCAAATCATCGACCTTATCAAAGATATTAAGGAAGGTAATTTGGGCCGCTCCGCTAGGGACTTTGTGAAGAGCAATGCTTTCTCCAAAGCCAAGCAAGCTTGGTTGACGTATCGTTATTCTTACGAAACGACTAAGCTTGACTTACAAGAGTATCGAGAACTCACAGAGCGTATTCAAAGTTTGCGTTCTATGAAGAAGATCGAGACTTTTGGCCAATTTGCCACTGAAGCAGCATTTTGTCGTTGTTGCTTCAAGGTGAATGTATCCGATATGATACCTCACAATTTTAGTGAATGGTTACATTCATACGGATTTTACCTTAAGGCTGCGGATGTCTGGGACGATATACCATTTTCTTTCATGGTAGATTGGTTCTGGCACCTTGGAGACTTACTCGAGTTTTTCGATGCCTCCGGTGAAGCTGCAGAAGTTCGACCTGCAGACATCTGGTATTCATTCTTGACGAAGTATGATAACCAGACTTGTTACTTTAGGATCCCAGGAGAGGCTATAACTAATGTTCCTTTCCTTGATTTTAACACGGGGTCCTCAACCAAGGTAAAGGCAATGCGTATTGCCGATACCGTTTCTATCTTCACCTAATTTGGTGAGAAAGGAGTTGCTATGTTTGGGTTTTCTAATACCTCAGACAATGCAAAGATTACAATTGCACCGACTGATCTCAAACTGAAGAGTCAGTATGCAATTGTAGAGAATGGGTCTGGATTTTCCAGACTTGACAACAAGACAGCACCTGTTGATCTCTCAGAGAATGTTACTCTGAGGTATAACAAGATCAACAACGTTGGTAATAGTCTTGTTAATCACAATCCGTCTACTGTGAAAGGCGGTGTGCAGTATCTCGTTAAGTTAGACGCTCTTCAGCGCACTACTAATGAGAAAACAGGCGTTTCGGTTGATGAACCGATCACTGTACAGATCACTTTTAGACATGGTCTGTCATCCAATATTACTGCACCTGTAGTGGAAAGCCTGCTTAAGAGAGCTATTGGTGCTCTCTACAAGTCTGATGGTACATCTCGTATCACAGACCTTATGCGTGGCGGCGTTGAAATAGACGCTGATTAATCCACTATTCATTATTTTGCCTTGATGTAGTATCAAGGAGAAAGGAGCGTACAATGTACGTTTTAACTGAGAAGGAACTATGTATCCTTCTAACAACTGATGCACGAGAGTTCCATGCTAATATTGAGGAGTACGCCAGGGCCAATACATATACCTACTATATTGTAGGATCAGTTTGGCTCAATTTAGCCTATGATAGCTATGGCATTGCCCCGGCCGAAAATATTCGGGAGCTGATGGTTTCTCGTGGCCTCATTGGCGCTGTGAAATACTGTGATTCCATAGCCGTCGAACTTCTCGGATTAATTTCTGGGAAGAAGACTGATTGGGAAGCTATTAAGGAATTTATTCTCAAATGTGAGATTAATGACCCAAATGATTATCCTAAGTTATTATCTGTACTTAGGTTCCCAAAGAGGCTGACTGTGAGTGCTGTCCCACAGTTGGAGTTGGAGAGTATCCAAAAGTTTGTGGATGCTAACCGTAGTTGTCGGGAGTTTGTTGTACCCGGCTATCTTTCTCATCTTCTTAAAGAAGAAGTGAGCGAGATATTACAGCATTGGGAAATACCTACCGAAATAGATTTCAGTAAGTGTTCTTTCTCTAGTGGATCTACCACTGCTTCTAAAGTTTTGGCTTCCAAGGTTCACGATCTTGGACATTATTTGCCAAATTTTGGAATCAATATCCTACCGGATGCTGAAGTCAATACAGCATATGGTAGGGGAATGGTAGAGTTGGCTCATCATGTTCCACAGTCAACACGAGAGCTGTGGGGTATGGACTATATCCGTAGTGTTCCTAAGAGCTATAAGGCTTATCGAATCGTAAGCCCTCAGCGTCCTATTGAGAACTTTCTTTCGGGTATGGTCTGGGACTCCATGAATTCTGCAATTAAGGATGATATGCGATTCGCATATCTCGACCAGTCGCGTTCACAATACGCGGCTTTTCAAGCATCCATAACGCAGGATTATGCCACGCTCGATTTATCACAGGCTTCAGATCGGATACCTCTCAGTCTTATTGCTGAGATCTTCCCAACGAAGTTTGTGCTTCTTATTCCTTACATTACTTGCCGCTACTTCGGACTCTCCGACCACACTATCAATAGTGGTGAAGTGGTTCACGTAGAGCATCGTGATGCAAAAGGAAAGATACGTCACGAGATCGACTATATTGGCCGATATTGGATGTATGGGAGCATGGGTTCACGAACTACTTATCTCGTCGAGTCCGTGTTCTTCCTTGCTGTTGCTGAAGCAGCAGCCGATATTATGGGCCTCCGCACTACTCGTAAGCCACCTATTATAGTAGGCGACGATATGATAGTGGATTCCCGCCTTGCTCAGTTAACGGTTGACCTGCTATATAAGGTCAATGCTGTGCCGAGTGAAGACAAGAGCTACCTCACAGGTAGTTACAGAGAGGCTTGTGGAGCAGAGTACTATTATGGTGTTGATACCCATACGTACTACTGCCCTCGTAAGGTTCTATCTGCAAAACCGAGTAACCGTCAAGAGACGGCTGCTACGTTAGCAGACATGCAGCACCATTTTTACTACTTCCCACATGTTAGAGCATTTCTAACTGGAGAGGTTCGTAGATTGGTTCCTGACATGACCTCACATCTTGTAGATACGGAATGTGTCGACCTTTGGGAGACATTTCCAAGGGTGGTGAGGAAGACTAGAAAAATGGCCTTCCGTGTTCACCTTGACCAGAAAGGCAAGATCACTACAGATCCTGACCATACGGTATCTGACACTATAAAGTATCTAGAAGTTCCTCCTTATGTTAAGGAGAAGCTGGATGCAGATTTACCATTGAAAGATTCTCGTGGTAGATTACATACAGCACAAGAGATAGCAGATCTTCTGTATGAAGATACGGAAGGTCATATGTCCCTTGTTAATCAGACTCCTTCAAAGATGAAGGTACCTGATGTAGCTAAGGATAAAGAATTCCTTGCTTGGAGTTATAACCAGTACCTCGTATTGGGTCCTAGCTACAACACAGAGTTGGATCGTCTCTTGGGAGTATCCGTGAGCCGCTTATCTAAGAAGGCTCATTTGGATTATCACCATTTTGGGACACCAACTTTTAAGGTTACCTATTAAAGAATAGGTACCAGCCACCTCAAGGCTGGGGAGGGCAAAGGCTCATTAGTCTTTGTTGTTTTTTT